TGTAGTTATACCAGCTAAGAATTCTGGTATAGTTAATACTGGATTAAGAGTAGCAGATATTGCAGAAGGAATTTGGTATTTAATTCTTCCACGCTCTGGAATGGGATTCTTACACGGTATTCAACCGCATCTAGGGGTAATAGACAATCCGTATAGAGGAGATCTTGGTGTCAAATTATACAACTTTTCAGATATAGATTACGAAATTAAAAAGGGTGATCGTGTGGCACAGATAGCTTACTTTCCTCTTTTAAGTCTCAAACCAGAATGGACAGAAACAGCAACTGAAACTGATAGAGGATCATCAGGTTTTGGGCAATCGGGTCGTTAATATATATGAGCGGACATTATTCTAAACTATGGGTAGAAAAATACAGACCACAATCATTAGAAGAAATTAGTTTACCAGAAGACTTTAAAGAACATTTCAATTCTTTAAATAATGATACACCCCATATTTTATTTTATGGGTCACCTGGCACGGGTAAAAGTACTTTGGCCAAGATCATAGTCAAATCATTACTTAAGTGTCAATACCTCTACATCAATGCTTCGGATGAAAATGGTGTAGACACCATTCGTAATAAGGTTATTAGCTTTGCTCAAACACGATCATTAGATGATAAAAAGAAAGTTATTATCCTAGAAGAAGCAGACGGTTTGACTGGAGAAAGTTTGCGTATTCTTCGTAATGTAATGGAAGAGTATGAGGCTACAACTCGGTTTATATTGACAGCAAACTATTTCAACAAGATAATCGAACCTATTCGTTCTAGGTGTTTGCTCTTTAAGATGACACCTCCACTTAAAGAAGTTATTCAGCGATGTGTTTTTATTTTAAAAGCAGAAGAAATTTCTGTGCCAAAAGAAGTAAAACCAGCTTTACTAAATTACATAGAAAAAAATCATCCAGATATTAGACGTATCATTAATGATTTGCAAAGATTTTCTTTATCAGGCACTTTAGTAATAGAAGAATCAGATCAAATAACAGAATTGTCTAAATGGGTTATAGACGCTTTGTTGAATAAGACAAATAGCTTAGACATTCGCAAAAAGATTATTGAAAGTGAAAAAACTTTCAATGGAGATTATCAGTTTCTTTTAAAAGAAATGTTTAACCTGGTTTACAACCTTAACATCAAAGAAGACCTCAAGAAAGGTCTAATGTTAGAGATAGGAGAATATATGTATCGAGATACTAGTATACTAGATCACGAAATAGGATTCTTTTGTTGTATTTTAGCTTTAGAAAAAGTTCTTAATTCTTAAGCTTTTTAGGCGGTTTAATTTTAGGTGTTTGTGGATCACTGGCAAAATCCAACCTAACATTCTTAATGGGTAAATCATCATCTGTAGAACGATTATCTACAGATGATTCCATTTTAAAAACTTTAGCATCATGGCCAAATGGACGCTCATAACGATTTGGGACGCTAAACAGAGGAGGTAAATTTATACCGTAATCTTTAACAGCTAAAATCTCGTAAGAACCAGGAACTGTAAAATCTGCAAACTCTGTAGGCCATTCTACTTTACGAGGATCCGTGCGCAATACTAAATAAACATCACCAGCCCCTTCATTGTCATTGGCATCTTTGCTATTCTGCATGGTGCCGTGAGATACTACTCGTTTAACAAAAAAGAGTACTTCATTATCTATTAAGTCTTTCAAAAAATTCATGAAAGGCTCGTGGCCGCTGTAATGATCCTTACAATAAGGATGTTTGAGAAAAGAAGGCTTTAAAGTTAAAGCAGACCCCTCTCGAAACCCACCGTTAGAAAAATGGGAAAAGGCTGCTTCAAATAGATTTTGAAATTGATTATATTTTTGATTCATACATTACAGAGTTTTGAACATAAATATTTACCATAATATGGCAGCTATTTACATGGATAATATAGTCAAGCCTCGCTTGGCTACTAATACCTTTGTGGACTTGTCCAAAGACACCTCTACAAAAATACCTTATATTTATACAGATTTACACCTTGATCTCCAACCCGCAACGACTGCTGGGTCTTCAGATACCGTAGTAAAAACAGCGGACATAGCTGTAGACCATGATGAAATGGCTATACGCAATGCCATATACAACATCTTTACTACTCGCCCTGGGCAGAAAATATTAAACCCTAAATTTGGTAGTAACTTGGATCAATTTTTATTTAGTCCCATTACAGACTTTAGAGCCCAGATGATTGGTGAAAAAATATTATCAGATTTACAGCAAGAACCGCGTATAACAGTTTTAAACATAGCTGTAACACCTCAATACGACTTCAATCAGTATGACATTTTACTTATTTACAAATTAACTAATGATAATTTGACCCGTAACATTAAGTTTAATATTAACAATAGTTACCAAAACAACACTATAATTAGCTTTTAAATATGGCAAATTCTATAATCCCCAACCCCTTTTTAACATTTGATGCTTCAGAATTAAAATCTAAAATAATTCAGAAGTTAAATGACAGTCAAGTATTTACAGACCAAAATTATGAGGGGTCTAATTTGTCTGGTCTTATAGATATTATAAGCTATAGTTTTGGCACATTACTTTTTTATCTAAATCGTACCTCTTCCGAAAGTATGTTTTCAGAGGCACAAATATACGAAAACATGAATCGTATAGTAAAGTTATTAAACTATAATCCTATCGGTAAAACCTCACAAACGGTCCCCTTTTATATTACTGCAGCAGCAGCTTTGGCTCAAAATGTATATGTCATACCTAGATTTAGTTTTTTGCAAATTAACAATCTAACATTTTCTTTGACTCAAGATTTAACTTTTTATAAATCTACAAGTAGCTTAGAAACTCTTTCTCAAACTGACAACAGTTACTTGTTACATGAAGGAACCTTTGAGGAATATCCACTATACAAAGCAATGGGTGTAGAAGATGAAACTTTATTTTTATCGCCAGGCTCCAATATATATGTAGACCACTTTAACATTCATGTATATGTACGACCCAAAGGAGCCCGTTGGGAGAAATGGGAGAGGGTAGAAGACCGTTCAGCTTATAGCGCCAAAGATCGTATATTTGAAGCTCGCTTAAATCCAAATAAAAATTATGAAATTATTTTTGGAGATGGTATAAACGGTACCAAGCTTAACAGAGATGATGAAGTTGCGGTGTATTACCTCAGAACAACACCCAATTCACCCACTTTAGCTTCAGGTTTGCTAGACACTTCAACCCTGGTTCCATTTAATACTATTCAGTATGAAACAATTTTAAGAGACACCAAAAATCTATACGGCTCTTATATTACAAACGAACAGTATGATTTTGTAAAATTATTTAATCCTTATCCTTCTACCAATTATTCTCCAGAAGAATCTGTGGATTCTATAAGAAAAAATGCTCCTAAAATTTTTAGATCTCAAAAACGTTTAGTAACTTTATTAGATTACGAAGCATTTGCAAATGCTAATTTTAAAAACATCATAGCAAATGCCAAGGTGTTTAATAATGAACAATTTTTAAGCAATCATATAAAGTATTTGTACAATATAGGTTTATCTCAACCACATTTAGATAATCAAGTTTTATACAATCAGGTTAAATTTGGAAGCAGCTGTAACTTTAATAACATTTATGTTTACACTATTCCTTCACAAAATTCCAAGTATTTGTTACCTTCTCAAAAAGAATATGTACAAACAGAATTTAACAAATACAAAAACATCACCTCACAGGTAGTTTTAATGGATCCAGAATATTTAAATTTTGATTTTTATGTACAAATACCCGGCGAAGTACCTTCTGTAGAAAAATTAAGTTCAAGCAAACTTCGCATTTTTAAAGATTTAAACAACAAGAGATCCAATGCTAGCATTAAATTTGATGTAATTAATGTTATAAAATCTAATTTCTCTAAAGAAATTTTAACTCTTGGCAAAGACATTAATGTTTTACAGTTAACAACTGAAATTTTAGCCGTAGACGGTGTAAAAAATGTACAAACTTACAGATCAGACACCAATTTAAGCATTAATGAAATATCATTCCTAGTATGGAATCCTAAATACCCAACAAATGATATTGGAGTTTTTACTCAAACCGTTTTTCTAGAGGATTTTATGGCAGCTTCTCTATATAGTCTCAACAGCTTAAGTGATCGCATAGAAATTGTTGATGTTGGATACGGAGTTAATCTACCAGAATTTTAATTATGATCGTGTCTTTTTTAAAAGATAAAAATGTTGGTTATAGTAATATAACCACTTTTAAATTTACACCAGTAGTCAGTCCCTCTTATACTAATGTTAAAAGGGTTTACTGGCAATTTGGCGACGGCACTACAAGCAAGGTTTACTCTCCGACTCATCTTTACAAGGCACCTGGTACATATGAAGTTTCTTTAACAGTTTATAGCACTGATGGAGAAATTGTCTCACATTCTTCTACCGTTTCTGTTAAATTATTTTTGAGTGAATCTATTTATTTTCAATTTGTACCCCCACCAGCATATGCCGGGCATATAAATCGTTATCCATTTCGTTTGCACATTTCTTCGGCAAATACAAAAGAACATTATGTTGATCTAGGAGTTCAATTTTCAAGATCTTACCAGCCGTTAGATGTTCCTAATAAATGGTCTTTTTTAAGACCTCAATGGAATTTTTATGATTTAGATGGCAATCCCATTCAAAGAATTAAAACTATAGACACCATTATTAAAGCAAACAGTGCTGGAGAATTAGATTCTAATGGATCTATAGTTGTTGGAGTCACCGGCTACGCTGATTTTTATTTTACAGATGATATTTATAACTTTGATTTAGCCTTTGAAGGTGCACCTTATACAACTATCATAGCCACACTAGATACTTTAGAAGCCCAAGATTTTTCTATTAAATCAGGTTCAAGTTACCTACCCAGCTTTGCTAATAGTTTGGCTCAAGTAGCTATACCCTATGTAAGTTTGTGGAGAACTCCAGACTATCTCAAGATAACCGAAAATGGTGGCTCTTTACATTCCAATCCACGCTGGTCTACAGCTGATATTCCATTAATAATAAATGCCGGCTACTATGATTATACAGTTAAAGAAGACTACGAAGATGGAAATAATGTTAAATTGCTATCTTATAATAGTTTCTCTCACAATTTTCCACTGACCTCTACCCAAACAGTTCAAATATCGACAGGTTTAGTATCTGTAAGTACGGTATATTTTCCAGGAGTTTCTGCTTTTAGTGAATTTGATGACCTTACTAGTGTATATTACCCACCAGACCTTTTAATTGGTTTATCTTCTTTAAGTGCTGTATTTGCCCCTACACCAGAAATTGTATATCTTGATTCTAATAACTTAAAAGTACCTGGTTATTATAAAGGTTCTTTTAATATTCCAGATATTAATACTTTTGGATATCAAGTCACCGCGGCTTTGACAGTTCCAGTCCCCCCTCTATCTGGCAATTATTATAATCCTTACCTTTGGATTTCTAACCCAGCAATAGGGCAAGTTGCAAACGTCCAATATTTTTATCAAGCAAATTTATCAGCTGCTTTTGGAAAAAATTTAAATAATACACATTGTTATTCTTTTGACGTTCCTATAGTTACTACAGGTTTAAGCGGGTTTCATGGAATTTATAGTATAGCGGCCGGACAAGCTCCTTCTTATCATACTTGGTTATTAGACTCAGACTTACAATTTTTATATAAAGTTTCTACATATGGGCAAATTTTATGTGCAGTTGACATTAATCAGCTTTGCTCTAGTAATGAAATACCATATTTAATAGAAGATAGAGTTTCTCCGGCCACAATGGCTGTAGACAGTAAAAATAATTTATGGATTACTTTAATAGACACCCATTATACTATTAAAGTCAATGACCGCGGATCTTTCTTGTTAGCGGTTAATCCTTTGATAGATTCTCTAACACCCATTTCAACTGGAATACCCATTCCGTCTAATTTATCTCTAAGTGCCTTTTTATCGTCTGTTTATGACCAAGAATCTAGATTTCCTTCAGATTCTTTAGAAGATGATGTTAGTCTTTTTGTACCTACTTGTGTAGACACGGACATATATGATAATGCTTACATCACATATTCTAATCCATACAGTGCAATGATAGCAAAATATGACCAATACGGTTCTTTGCAGTATACCATAAGCCAAAACAATTTAATTGGGTCTCCTCAAGAAATTATATGTGACAATAATGATAATTTTTGGGTGTCTTTAATAGGTGACACCGACAGAGAAGCTTCAGATTACATACAGAAAAAGAACCAATATGGTACAACTTTAGCGTCTTATGGGCCTTTTAAATATGTAAATCATTTAGCATTAGATCCAGAACAAAATTTATGGTTTACGTATGATTATAACAAGGTAGGCAAAATTACAAATGGAATTTTAGAAGTTGAAACATTAACTTTAACCAGTTCAGACTTTTTAACTAATGACGAATCTACAGCTTTAGAAGGTATAGCTTGTGATGTTAAAGGTAAAATCTATGTTATAAACTCTATAGAGAATAGAATTTATGTAATAGATTCAAAAACAAACTCCATAGAAAATTCTTTTGTAATCAACCCTCAGGGTTTTGTATTTGAATTACAAAATGATAAACTTTTAACTTTTTACAACAAATACAACAAATCTGCGCAATCCCAAGGAGACTGGACTGGGTTTAGATGGCTTAATAAATATGGTAATACGATCTTATCTAACTTTAATGACTCTTCTAGAACTGTTCAGATTAGTGGTATTTCTCGTAAATTAGATTTTTACGTAGATAATTCTGCAGCTTATGGCTTATTTAAAATAAATGAAAACTTTAATCTAAGCAAATATTTTAAATCTTTAGCATTTATACCAGCTTTAGCTGAAAGTAACTTTTTATTTGATACATTTTTAAATAATATTTTTAATTTTGATGAAAACTCCGCTTTAGAATGGGGTACTAAAATATATGAAAATATAAGCAATTTTGTCTTAAATCACACTGACATAGATTTGTGTAATATAGATCAAATGTATGATTTATCAGAAATGGTAGACATACCAAATAAAGATTATCAATTATTTTACCCCGATTCTATTAAAAGACTCATGGATTTAGCAAGTATTAATCCATCACGTTTGAGAGGCTCTAAAGAAACTGGTGGTCAATCTTTTTATTCTACCAATAACAACAACGGTGGTTACAATAGAGGCTCTAAAATATCTAGCCCCCATACAGTAGTGGCCGGGACACCTTTAATTTTACAAGATCTATCTTTAAGGTCTTCTTACAAATTAATATACACTGGACGTATTAATAAAAACAGAAGATATACTTTAGACACATTAGTACAATTTTTAAGGCTTAAACAGCCATGGCAAAATTATTATAGTTTTTTTGAATATATTCCTTCTTCTAATAACAAACAAATAGAAGGTGTAATAGATTGGAATAATCCTCAAACCACAATTAGTTATCCGGTTTCATCTTTTAATGAGTGGTTAAATCACGAAGGTACATTAGAAACAATGTTAATTTACGAGCTCTATAAGGGATTAAAACTGTTGAAGTAAATTATTTTTTATCTAAATATAAAATACAATGGCATCTTTATCTTCTAGTAATATTTTATTTGTAGGTGAAAGTAGCACCTGGCCTACTGAAACTTATACTACATATCTCTGTTCTCGAGCCATTTCTCCTTTAATTCCGTTTTATCAATCTGAAAATTATTATAGTTTTTTAAAAAATAATTTTACAAATTCTAAACAAATTAATAGTTTATCTTATAATAAAACCTCAGCTTTGTTTTTTAAAGAGTATAATCAATGGGGGTTAAACGTTTCTTCAAATAATGCATATTTTACTTGGGATTTAGCCAACACACGTAGAACTTTTGATGTTGGCGCACAATTTAATTATTTTTACATAAATTATACACCAGAAACCGACCTTTCATATGCTCGTTATGCTGCATATTTGTTATACCCAACTCGCCTTTTTCTTTTACCAGTTAAATTAACAAAAGAGAATGACGGTTGGACTCTAAGCACCTCTTCAGTCTTGGTCAAATCTCAAAAACATTATTTTGACACAGCTAACCCAGAAAGAGATGCTTATTTACACCATTTATCTGTTAAAAAAACTACACCCACCTTTGTACCCCTACCAGCTAACGCCTCTACCAGCCTAGTATACAATTTAAGTGCTAGTTATTTAAGAGTTAACAGCCCCCTTTTAACATATGACGGAGCGTTACCTGGGCAATTACTTTCCAGAACACCCACTCCGTCTATTAAAAGTAGAATATTAGAAGATCCTACTACATCTATTCGACCTGATTCTACATTTTTTTCATATAGCTTTGGGTATGATGTTTTAGATTCTGAGTTGAGCCCGTTTCCTATTAGTCAGCCCTTTCCCGGTGAAGACACAATAGCGTTTGAAAGATTTAAATCTTCTTATTCTGTAGATTTAAATCAATTATCTGCCAGCTCTCAAACATTTTATTTAGTAGAAGATATTTTTAAAAATAATTTTGACCCTTCAAATTATTTTAACCCGGCTAACTCTTTATTAAATGTTTCTGTAAATTTAAGTTCTTCTTTCTTGCAAATATCTAGCAAATATTTTTCTAGTCAAGAAGGTATTTTTACAGCTGTCTCAGGGGTACCGTTTTCATTTTTAGGTTTTACATATAGAGGAGAAAGTTTTTACTTTTTCAACGGCAAAACCTGGCTTGAAAACTTTTCTTACTTTAAAGTCAATGGCTCTGATTCTCAATTAAACGCCCAAATAGCTTCTACATTAATAGCACCTACTACAGCTGGTTGGAAAACCACATACCCACCTCATTATTACACTTATAAATCTTCAGTTTTGGCACCTTCCCTGAATTTAAATTCAAAAACAGATTCTAACTATTTAAATTTTGAATTGAAGTTGTCTTCTTTCAAAATAAATTCCAGTGCAGTTTTAATAACTCCTTATTTTGGCTCGGAATATGATTATTTAACTTATGGTTTATCTTCTAACTGTTTAAGTAGTGAGTATTTTACTCTTAAAGCTATAGACCCAGGCAAGTGGACTTATCCTCAAATATTAGACTTAGAAGTTTTAGAATGTTTTTACGGGCCAAATTTAGATGTTCCGTATAATTTAAAAGAAGAAGAATTTATACCAGCAATTTCAGCGTCTAAAATTTTAATTTCTTACCCACGCACGCCGTATGGAGAAATTAATTTAACTTTAAAAGCTTCTTTAACTTCTGATATAGGAATTATAGACACTCCAGAATATACTATTGTAAATTTAGCTTCTGGTTCTAAACAAAGTTCGTCTGGTACTCCTATATTTTTAGAAAAAATAAAAGACGAACAAGGTATTTTTATAGTCTCTTGCTCCCATCTTACAGCAGATCCTGGATTTCCTACTAGAGATTTAACAAATACTTTTATTAACTGGTCTTTTGAACCTGAATTTATTCAAGCCAAGATGCATACCTTAGATTTAAGTGGTAATGAATTGGTGGAAATAGATCCGACAGCTGTTTTAAATTTTGCTGAAGATTCTCATACTGTTAAATTTTCTAATTTGGGGCTTAATACAATTGTAGCTAGACTTTCTTCTGCCAAATATAATGAAATAGCATATTTGCCAAGTGATCCAACAGTTTTTAATCCATTTAAAGACCGCAAATTTAACATAGACATATTAAACCCTCTAGACAATTTTAACAGAACTCGCACCTTGGCTCTATCTGCTGGTGTTTTGTTTGATGGAACAGTTTATAATGTACCTTCTGGCACTAAAGTTTGCTGGAAATGGAAGTTCAACAACAATTATGACCCGTCTGTAACTCCAATTAAAGCATATTATGAAGAAAATGGGTCAAAAATTGCTTACGAATATGGTACTGGTTTAGATGCCATATTGTTAAGTTCTATTTATTTAGAAATTACTCCGGGAGAATCTAACATTTTTACATACATTCCAGTAGATATTTTCGTAGAAAATTTGTCTTTAGACCCTCTAGTACGCACTTCTTACTCTTTTTCATTAGATGTTTTTCCAGGTCGCAGAGTATTAAACTCTGACTTTGCAGTTACATATGCAGACTATGCATCTGCCAATTATACTATAGGCAATCCGGGAACTATTTGTAATACTGCCCAAAACACCTTCTCTGTAGTGAGAGCTGCCAGCTCCAGTAATATTTTTTATCTAGAAAAATCTACAGAATTAGGTGGAATGTCTGTAGACAATGCTAATACAACTTATGTGTGGGCTATTTCAGATAATGCCGGCAATTATAATACGGTGAGCAGCACCTCAGCAGTTTACGGTTTAGACATAAATGCCACTATTACATCAATCACCTTAAGTGCTATTAATGCTTTAGCACCCTCCTGGGGAATAACGGAAGACTTTTTAAGCAAATTTCCTATCAATTATAGGCATAATTTAGCTACTACAGTTATATTTTATACCCCACCAGCTTCAGAATTTAACAACCCATTAGATTTTAATTTATTTCCCAAGTTTACATGGTTAGCTGATTCTAATAAAGTAAAAATATTAAGTGCAGACAACTTTTCTTTGAGCCAAGGTAATTCTGCATACGACAATCGTTTATCCAACACTCAATCCTATTGGATCAGTGCGAATAAAATATTTCCATTGTATAATGTTTTTTACGGCTCTGTTAAAACATTTTTATCATCTGTAAGCTCTTCTGTTTTTGAATTAGAAATACCAGTAAATTCAGATTTTAAAAATGTTTCTGGATTACAAATTCATTTACAAGGATTTAATGACATAATATACCCCAATTATTCTCTTAATTACGTAGTACCAGAAAATGGAAATTTAGTAACCAAGGTTCTTCAAACAACTGCCGCTACATTTTCACCTTTAATATCTTCTAATGTTTTTAAGAATAATCCCACAATTATTCCATATTCTGGATTACCCACTTTAAGCTTTTCTCTCTGTACTTTGTCTGCTGCTTTGGATTTTGATAGAGACATTTTAGTAAAGCACACATTTTCTAGCTCTTTGACCTCTCTGCCAATTGTTCCTATAGACGGCACTGGCACAATTACATATAGATTGTCCTCTAAATATTGGCAAACATTTATAGAAGTTCCAGCAGTTTCAGGAGTAACTAAATTAATTACATTGTCTATAGGTGATGCATA